TTGCTGATCCAACAACAACGTAGCCTGACTAACAGTACCACTAGCAGCAGGGTTGCTTAGGTTAACCTGAATGTCAGACGTTGGTGTTACCTCAAAGACTGAACCAGTGGATAGGTCTAGTGTTTGACTTGATTGACTAGTAGAGTATTGTAGTATATTATAAGGAGAATTACCATTAGTTACATACATTTTTGTGCCGCTATCGCCAAAGACTAAGCCATAAGGAGTAGTTGACTGAGAGGCAACAGAAAAAGATATATTAGAATAGCTTGCAGTAGAAAGATTCCAAGCTGTGCTTAAAGTGTACTGATAAACAGAATCACTGCCAGCACCACTTACAAACATGTTAGTTCCCGTAGAGTTAAAGTCTAAGCCATCAGGGAAAGACTCTTGACTAGAAACACTTAAACTTACGCTATCATAACTAGCAGTAGAAAGATCCCAAGCTGTACTTAAAGTATACTGATAAACAGAATCGTTTTGATTACCTGTAATATACATTCTAGTACCGTCAGGCTTAAACGCAAGGGCTGTAGGGGCTGTATCTTGAGAATTTACACTTAAAGTTACGCTGTCATAACTTGCGGTAGATACATCCCAAGCAGTAGAGAGTGAGTACTGAAAAACAGAATCGTTAGTGATACCTACAATAAACATTTTAGTACCGTCAGGCTTAAAACGAGCACCATAAGGTTGACTATCCTGACTGCTAGCATTAAAAGACTTAGACTCATAACTTGCCGTAGTAACATCCCAAGCAGTAGATAGTGAATATTGATATACAGTCGTTATGGTTACTAAATACATCTTAGTACCATCTGTTTTAAAAGTTGGACTTCTAGGGTCTGTTGATTGTGACTGTGTATAACCTTGTGTGTAACTAGCACCAGCTAAGTAGTACCCTACACTACCAGACACAACAGTACCCACGCCCTCATGGTAGACCGTGGGTTGAATGCCGTTCTTTACTTTGAAGTCTTTATTGTTTGCCATGCTTCACCTTCCACTTGGCTGAATGTATTACAGTGTGATTGCTTTAACTGTAAACGCTGTGCTTGTTGCTGCAGCAGGAGTAGCTAGAATACGAATGTCTGAACCTGAAATGTCTACATCAAATGTAGCTAGTGCAGTTGCAGTATTAAGTTGAGCATACTCTGTAGCAATAGCAGTTGTACCGTTATGTGTAATCAGTATCTCAGCAATGCTACGGTTAGTTCCATCATCTGCAGTGATAACAGCTTTAACACCATCATACGTTGCATGAGCATATTCTGCAATAGACACTTGAGTAGTTGCAGTAGTTGTGTGTGTCTGTGTGTCAAACGCTTCTACTGTAGCATTTACCCAAGCTGAACCACTCCACTTTAGAAACTGACCAGCAGCAGCACTAGTAATAGTTACGTTACCAATGTCATTCAGTGTGTTGATAGTAGGGATAGATGCAAAGGTTACTGTACCTGAACCATCTGTCTTCAAGAACTGTCCTGCTGAACCATCTGCTGTAGGAAGTGTCAGCGCTGTAACAAAGCTAGTAAGGTTAGCATCGTAAGCTTGTATACCTGCTTCTACTAGAGTGTTGTTTACCCACTCAGAACCGCTGTACTTTAGTACCTCTCCTGCACCTACAGAAGTGATGGTTACATCTGTTAAAGCACCTACTGTGGAAGCTAAAGCTGACTCCTTAGCTAAGGGAATACCACCTTGTGTAGACCCATCATGTACGACTACTGTATTCTTTGTTGAATCAATAGTGATCTCGCCAGCAGCACCAGTGAACGTGGAATGCTCACTAGTAGTACCACGGCGGCGTTGAATTTGTGTTGACATTTATAATGCTCCGTAATCTGCCGTTGACGTAGGTGAGTTGTTGATGAAGCCATAATCCCCTACAGTAGCACCAACTACAGCAGCTAACTGTGCAGTACTATTATAGCTATCTTCAGCCTTAGCTGCGTAATGTAATGCAGAAAAACCAGTAGTAGAACTATCAGAAAGTGTGAACTGGCTATCTTCTGCGTTAATAGCAAGCTTCTGTGCATCTGCTGCACTATCTGCTGCTGCGGTTGCTGAACCTAGAATGCCATCTACATATGTTTTAGTAGTGAGGTCAGAACCTGTTGTGGGTGTACCAGCACCCGTAATTTTATTGCCACCCATAGCAATAGCACCAGTCATAGAGCCACCTGATAGAGATAGCTTAGTTGCGATACTATTTGTTAGAGTAGTGTAGACATTGTTATCATCATTAATAGCTGCAGCAATCTCATCAAGCGTGTCTAGCGTACCAGGTGCACCACCAATGAGGTTGTTAATAGCTGTGTCAACGTAGTTTTTCGTTGCAGCCTGTTGTGCACTAGAAGGATCAGTAACGTTGTCCAAGGTAGTGTTAGTAAAGTCTGCAGTACCATTAACTGTTATGTTACCACCAATACTGACATTACCTGTAGTGGTGACACTATCAATGTAACTATCTTTCCAGTAAGCTGATGAGCTACCTAAGTCAAACGAACTATCTGCTGTAGGAATAAGTGCTGTACTGATCTTAGCATTGATAGCTACAGTGTCAGTGTTAGCATCACCAATGATAGTGTTACCATCTATAGTAACGTTATTGTCAAACTTAGCAGCACCAGTTACATCTAATGTACCAGCAAAGTCAGCATTAGCACCAGTAAATGTTACAGCAGTTGTTGTACCACTCTTAAGTGTAAGGTTACCTGAGTTACTTGTAAAGGTAGCATATGTAACACCAGCATCCTTAAGTGCTACATCACCACCATCAGCATCTAAGTTTATGTTACCTGCTACATCAACTAGTAAGTTACCAGCAGACACAGTGTAAGTATTATCTGTAATAGTAGTGTAGTCGTTATCACCGACACTTAATGTATCAGCATATACTGTACCATCAAAGTAAGCGTTTTTGTATTCAAGTAAGGATGTACCAAGGTCAATATCATTGTCTGTTACAGGTACAATAACACCGTCTTGAAAGCGTAGCTGCTCAGTAGAAACATTAGATACTTCTACAAATACACCAAAGCGATTGTCTACTTGGCTTACTATAATCTTATTCTTAGCGTCTAGGTCAGCAATCAGAGGTACATAGGAACCCTCATCTGATGTACCATCATGTTTGTGTCCTGTTGTCCCTGTATCACTTTGTGCAAAGGCATCACGAAGTTTGTTGTACTCTGCATTGATAGGGGCAGCACGTACTACCGCTGTAGGTACAATGTCTGCAACAGATTGGCGTGTATAGCCTGACATGTTTTATTCCTCTCTTAGCGCCTGTCACCAAGGCCGTATGTTAGTGTAATAGCCTGAATAGTATGGCTGGGCTTTGTATTGTTAGCAACATATCGAATTGACACAGACTTACCTGAACCTGCAATAGTTGTACTTTCTACAGGGCTAGGGTTGCCATCGTATATGTCTGTAGAGTCAAACGTAGCTTTATCATAGAAGGCAGCAGCACCTGCAGTAGACAAAAAATAGTCTGAGCTTATTGTTATAGTAGGGTCACTGTAGTCATAGTCTACCGCCATAGTGACAGTAACTTCACCTTCAGAACGCATGTACGTATCCACATCATAGAAAGACTTACGAACAGCAGGGTCATCCATGTAGTAGAAGGGTGTCTGAAATAAACTAAAGATGTCTCTACCATCAAAGTCATTACCTACCTCTTGACGGTAAACAAACCCGTTAGAATCTCCATGAATTACAAACTCTTCATCACCAATGTAGTTACTGTGTGCACAATTAACTTCTACCCCTACAAGTTGGCTAAACTCAAAACCCACACCACCCTGACCACTACGACGAATAGCGCCGATAATACCAAGGGAGTCTTGGTTAGCAAAGAACAAACGAAACTGAGACTTCTTTTTTAGTACTACAGTAGTCATTGTAGCAAGGTCTTCGTTAGCTGTGAAGTCCTCAAAGATAGACTGAATAGGCTTAGACAGTGTAGCTAATTCAATATCACCAATGCGGTCTGTACCAGTAACAGGTCTAATACCATCAGGTGCTAGGAAAAGTATCTCACCATTAAACTCTGCTACACTATCAGGGGCAACACAACCAAGGTTAGCAGTAACTGTTTGTAGTACAAAGTTAGCAATGTTGTTACCGACTAAGCGCTTAATGTTATTACGCCCAAAGATATACATCTCATTACGGAATGTTTTAAGCTGGGTAATCTCAAAGCCTACATTGATAACCCCAGCACCAGATGCAGGTGTCCAATCCGTTTCATTTATTGGCGCACTAAAGTATAAGTTGTAAGGCTCAGAAGAATCACCAGCTAGAAACAAATGGTTGTTAAACGCTGCAACTAAACTAGGTGCGCTGGGCGCTTCTCCACCGCTAAGCTGAACATACGTTGTACCATCCCAAGTAGAGGCAGGGTTAACGCCATCAGCCATAGCAAACTTAGCTGCACCCCAGTTAAAACTTTCAAAGCGTACCTTAGATACACCAGTCATAGTAGGAGAACCTACACTAGTGACAGCATCCCAAGCCTGTGTAGTGTTGTTCCACTTGTGTAGATAGTTAGTACCTGAAGAAGGCTTACGTGCAGCAAAGATACCATCGTTTATATCAGCGGATACGTGTACACCTAGTACAGGAGTATTAGCTAGGCCAGGAACCTCACCATATGTTTTAGCATATCCACTAATACGTCTGTACCCACCATTCAAGGCAGGTTCATAGTTAATAAGACGCAGTGCTGAACCTGCCATCTGACCACCTTGCGTTAGCGGATCTTGGTTAACCACCAAGCCACCCATACAAGGTGTAGCAAAAGTACGTAGGTTATCAGCCATTACTTAAGACCTGGTTGTGGATTAAAGTATCTGCCAGCTATTACATGGGATGTTAAATATAAAGGTGAGTCAAGCAAAAGGCGGCGCATGTTATCCATACCCTGTTCAAACTTCTGCTGATGTAATGCAGCACTCTGTTCGTTAGCACGAAAGCGCATCAGATACATAACTGCACCATCTACTACTACAGTGTTAAAACGATCAGGTATAATACATGCATCACTGTAAATAGTCAGATCAGTAGGGTAAGACCAGTAGCGATACTCAATCTCATACACATCATCTGGCAGAGGAGTAACACCAAACTTCATGTCTTCTGTCTGGTAAACTCTATTAGGTATACTGTGTGCGTTACTACCACCTACATCCTCACCAGTACGATGATAGCGAATGTAGTCCTCATAAGTAAGTACAGGGAGTTTTTCAGGTGTGTTACCCTTAGAAGATAAGCGCTTAATGTAGAACGTATCCCAATCAACCTTAGAGGCATCAGATGCAAAGTCGTACACACCTGTACCAACAGTCATAGGCTGCGCGTATGTTGTAAGAGTAAAAGGCCATTCCTGTGCGTGTTGTAATATCTCACGTACAGAAGAGTTGATAGCATCCTTAGCTAAAGCCTGTAAGTTACGAGCATCACTAAAGCCATCACCACCAATGTCAAGCTCAACTTCATTGACACGGCGTAATGCTTGATTAACTAGGTTAACATAAGTAGCCATAGAGATATCCTGAAATTAAATGTGCTGAAGGGCCAGCCTCTTGACAAGACCAGCCCAACAGACTAAGTAGTATTAAGCAGCGTTGTAACGTGCTGTTAGCAATGCCTCTGGACGTAGAATCTTACGACCATATAGATGCATACCACGCACGATGTCTGCAAATGAGTCGGGATCACGATAGTTCTCGACTTTATTAATCTGCTCTGCAGAAGCAACAGCATCATCCTGACCAGCTACAATAACACCATAGTTAGCGTCTTGTGCAGTTGTACCAGAAGTACCAGCGCCAGTGCCTTTTGCTGGAAGGTTCGTAGACACATAAACACGGAAGCCGTGCAAGTTGTTTAGAACCAAGCCATTCATAAGACCTGAGCCACCGAAGTCAGCATTTAATACGCGACTGTCTTCGTCTTTGAGCATCTCTACGAACACCGGGTCAACACAAATCCAACGCCCACGTGAGTCAACACTTGCTGTATCCATCTTACGAGCCATACGAGCTACGACTGTTAGAGGGGATACTGTAGTTGCTGACAACGCAGTTGCACCTGGTAAACGTGGTGCTAATGGAACTGAGTCTCCTGCTGTAGCAGAACCTGAGATGGTCAAGCTTGAGAAGTCAGTTGCGTCTAGGTGATTAGCTGCAAGATATTCACCTTCTACTGAAGCATCGTTTAATGCTGTGCCGTGCTGTGCATCACCACTAGAGGTAGCAATAAATGCACCTGCAGATGTGTGACCTGAGAGGTAAGACAATACGTCTGCATCCATTGCATCAGCCATCTTATATGCAGCACGATCAGCAGCCAAGCTGGTGAAGTCTACATTTGAGAACTGCTCTTCAATGTCATCCATCTTGAAAGCAAAGTAGTTAGCTTTGTCAATGGTCAACGAGAAGTCAGAGTCATCAAGTTTCTCAACAGTGATACCTGTATGACGCTGCAGAGCGTTAACTGTTACGTCTGGCTCTTTTTGAATGCGAACAGTGTCGCCTTGGTTTGCAATCTCACCAAAATATGAGTTGTA